AGTGGTGGAACTGTTCAAGGTGCAATTATAGCACCTAGACATAAAAACAGATCTATCAGTGGAACAGATCCAGCATCTGGCGGTTCTTCCGTATTGCGAGTTATTAACGATACTACTTTTGTTACTCAAACTGGAATTTCTACAGTTCAACACTTCTATACTAGATGTGGCAAAGTCAACAAACCATTAAATCTTTATTTTGATAATCCATTATCATATACAAACATTCCTTTGGAATATGTTGGAACATCTGGATCTGGTGCAAATGCTACAGTTGATATAGTAGTTGGACAAGGTTCTAGTGTAATAGACTTTACAATTAAAAATACTGGAGCTGGATATTTACTTGGACAAAAACTTACAGTATCGACAGGTAGTACAACTGGTATACCAACATCAGGAACGTTTAATAATTTTGAATTGACAATTCAAGATGTTTTATCTGATGAATTTGGTGCTTGGACACTTGGATTCCTAGAAACTTTAGATGATATTTCTGATAAATTTGATGGGGAAACTAAAGCATTTAATTTATCAAAAGATGGATTTATTGTATCAATTAGATCTGCAAGAGGATCTAAAATTGATGTCCAACAAGTTGTAATAGTTTTGGTTAATAATATTCTTCAAGTTCCAGGAGAAGGATATAAGTTTACTGGTGGCAGTATACTAACATTTTCAGAACCTCCTAAAGTTGGAGATACTTGTCAAATAATTTTCTACAAAGGAAGTGGTGACGGCCAAGATGTTATCTTTAAAGACACAATTGCAAGTGTAAAAATTGGTGATGATCTTACTATTGGATATGATACTAAATTGGGTCAAAGTCATATTTTGCAAGAATCATCTAGGAAAGTTACTAGAATTGATTCTACAGACCAGGTTCAAACATTTCCATATTTTGGTTCAGGATTATCTGAAGATGAAACATTAGAAAGACCAGTTGTTTGGTGTAGACAAACTGCAGATTTGCTAATTGACTTGCAAAGAGTTTCAAAAGATAGGGAACTTTATGAACCAGTTATCCATCCATATGCATATATTACCAAATCCGTTGGTATAGGTTCAACATCAATATACGTTGATAGATTGAGACCTATGTTTGATGCACAAAATGAAAGTGATGTTAATGTTCTTTTCCAGAAAAAAGTTAAACTTGTCCCACAAACTAATCTAGTTGGATCTTCTGCTACAGCTGTTGTATCTGATAGTGGAACTATTACTTCTTTGGTAATTTCTAACGGTGGAGTTGGATATTCCACCACACCAACCGTTAGTATTGCTGGAACAGTGCAACAGGTAGTAGGTGGGGGAATAACTGCTACAGCAGCTGCTACAATCGCTTCTGGAGTGGTTTCTGGTCTATCTATAACCAATGCTGGTACAGGATATACATCATCAAAACCTCCAGTAGTTTTAATATCTCCACCATCAATGGTTGCTATTGAAGAAAGACCTGTAGATTTGTTTGCAGGAGACTCTGGTGTTATTGTTGGATTTGGAACAACTACTATTGGAGTTACAACATCCTTTATCTTTGACTTACACATCCCACTTGATTCTCAATTGAGAGATGCGAGTATTGTTGGAGTTGGATCGACTTTAAGTGGTCTTTCTAAATTTGATTATTTTGTAGTTACAGATTCTAATCCAAATCCTGCAAGAAATGTAACTTCTTTAGACAATAATGGAAATACTGTTGGGGTTGGTACAACTTTTGTTGATAATGTATATGTTGTTGATAATGTTGAAAATGTCATGAGAATAACAGGATTTAATGGTGCTGGGGTTGGAATTGGAACAACTGTTTGTAGGAGAGTTTATGTTAAAGTTGATGACTCATTCGCATCACCATATCCTCAAGGATTTATTGGAACTGGTGGATTTGGATCATATAGTTGGGGTAAAATTATTTTAAAATCAAGAATTGGAATTGTAACTCATCCTGCATATACTCAAAATGGGGTGGTAGGAATTTCGACAGGTTTGATAATTGAAAGATCTGTACCATTAAGATCAAAAAATTATGATATTTAATGTCTGATAAATAGAAAAAAACTCCATTATTAATGGCAAATGTCTGCAATAATTACTGATCAAATTAGACTCTTGAATGCTAAGAAATTTGTTGCTGAGGTAACCTCTAGTAGCAATTCTTATTATTCCTTTGTAGGGTTACCAAATCCTACAAATTATGATACAAATTGGAATTCAGCTCCACCAGCGCCTGTAGATAATTTTTCTCAAGAGAATGATTATTGGGATACTATGGTAGCTCTTAAAAAAATTAACTCCGAAGATATTAGACAAGTAATTCCTAAAAGAATATGGACATCTGGAACAACTTATGACATGTATAGGCATGATTATAGTTTTTCTAATTCTGCAGCAGTTTCTGGAGCGACAAATCTATATTCTGCAGCATATTATGTAATGAATAGTGATTATAGAGTTTATATTTGTCTTCGCAATGGAATAACTCCAGATACTCCATTAGGCAAACCATCTTTAGATGAACCAGTTTTTACAGATTTGGAACCAAGAAGTGCAGGTGCTAGTGGAGATGGATATATTTGGAAATATCTGTATACTATCAAACCCAGTGAAATTATAAAATTTGAATCAACTGATTTTATGCCAGTTCCTGTCAATTGGTCAGAATCAACAGAAAATGCACCAGTTAGAGATAATGCCGTTGATGGTTCGATAAAAATTGTAACAATAACAAACCGTGGAATTGGGGTAGGAACTGCCAACCAAACATATACTAGAGTTCCTATTAGTGGTGATGGATCTGGAGCAGAATGTTCAATAACAATTGGTGGAGATTCTAAAGTTTCTAATGTAATTGTTTCAAGTCAAGGATCGGGATACACTTATGGAAGCATTGATTTAAATGCTGGGGGCATACCTTCTTCTGGCACATCACCCACTTTTAATCCAATTATGACTCCTCAAGGTGGTCATGGTTCAGACATTTATAGAGAACTCGGTGCATATAATATTCTTCTTTATACTAGAATTGAAAATGATAATGAAAATCCCGATTTTATAGTTGGCAATCAAATAGCAAGAGTTGGTGTTGTAGAAAATCCAAAAGTTACTGCAGGATCTATATTAACAGTAGATAAAGCAAGTGCCCTTAATGCTATTAGATTGACAGGCATTGGATATAGTACCGCACTGTTCACTACAGATTCATATTTTATACAAACTATTTCAACAGGATCAACAGCTGTTGGAAGAGTAATAAGTTACAATCAACTTACTGGAGTATTAAAATATTGGCAAGATAGGTCTCTTGCAGGATTTACAACCGCAGGAATTGGAATTACAAATCCAACCTATGGTTATCAACAAAAAGAATTTACAGCATCTCCAGATACTGGAGGTAGTTTGACAATTGTTCCATCATCAGGATCAAATCTTGCAATTGATACCTCTTTTACCGGTATCTCTACAGTAATAAATAATAGGACATATTATCTTGGTCAGTCATTTACAAATGGGGTTTCCGGTCCAGAAGTTAAAAAACACGCAGGAAATATCATTTACGTCGATAATCGTCCCGCGATCACCCGATCAGTAAATCAAAAAGAAGATATCAAAATTATTTTGCAGTTCTAAAGAATTATGTCTCAGCAAACAAATTTAAATGTAGCTCCATATTTTGACGACTTTGATGCTGCTAACGATTACCATAAGATTCTCTTTAAACCAGGATATCCTGTACAAGCTAGAGAGTTGACTGGATTACAATCAATTCTTCAAAATCAAATTGAAAAATTCGGTCAACATTTTTTTAAAGAGGGTGCTAAAGTAATTCCAGGTAATATTGGATATAATAGTAATTATTATTGTATACAATTACAAAATAATTACTTAGGTATTCCAGTATCTGCATATGCGGGACAACTTTTAGGAACAAAGATTGTTGGAGAAAAATCTGGAGTTAGTGGTGTTGTAGATAAAATTCTTTTACCTGAAGATTCTGAAAGAGGAAATTTAACATTATATATTAACTATTTAAGTTCTAGTTTAGAAAATAATTCTACTCAAACATTTTCTGATGGGGAAAATCTAACTTGTAATGTTACAATTGAATCTGGTCTTCTTGGAAATTCATCAATTTCTGCTGGAACACCATTTGCCACTACTTTAGTGTCCAATGCAGCACAAACAGGGTCATCTTTTCAAATTCAGGAAGGTATTTATTTTATTCATGGAAATTTTGTAAATGTTAAAACTGAACTTATAATTTTAGAACAATATACCAATATACCTTCATACAGAATAGGTTTATTTGTTAACGAAGAAATAATAAATTCTGATTTAGATGAAAGTTTAAATGATAATTCTCAAGGATATAATAATTATTCTGCACCAGGTGCCGATAGATTTAAAATTTCAGTTGGATTATTCAAAAAATCTTTAACAGATTATAATGATAATCAATTTGTTGAATTGGCAATTATTGAAAATGGAGTTTTAAAAACTCCAAGAAAATCAAATGATCATGGTGGAGGACCAGGAGCACTTGACATAGTTGATATGTTGGCGTCAAGAACATATGCAGAATCTGGAGATTATTATGTAAAAGCTTTTAGTGTTTCTGTTTTAGAATCTTTAAATAATGGAAAAGGAAATGGTGGTGTTTTTGAGCAAGGGCAACTCACATATGGAGGACAAATTGCATCAGAAAATTTAATAGCATATAAGTTTCCTCCAGGTAGAGCTCTTGTTAGGGGATATGATATTGAAACATTATCATCTACTTTTATTGACGTTTTAAAACCAAGAACAACAAAAACTTTAACAGACCAGGCAATTAATTATAATACTGGACCAACTTTACGATTAAATAGAACATTTAGAGCACCAAGTATAGGTATTGGTAATACATATGTTCTTAGTTTAAGAAGTGCTAGGGTCGGACTTACTACAGATACAACAGCACCTGGAACAGAAGTTGGTATTGCAAGAGTTTATGATTATAGATTAGAATCTGGTTCTTATAATACAAGTAATAGTTCTCTGAATGAATGGAATATATCTTTGTATGATGTTCAACCAATTACAAGTTTAACTCTTAATCAAGCAATTACTTTAAGCGTTCCAACTTTTGTCAAAGGTTCTAACAGTGGGGCAACTGGATTTTTAAAAAATGCAGTTTCAAGTGGAACAGCATTAAGTATATACGAAACTCAAGGAGAGTTTGTAAAAAATGAAAGTTTAGAGTTTGACGGCATTTCAAACGGAAGAATTGCTATTGCTGTGTCGGCATTTAGTATGTCTGATGTCAAATCAGTATATGGACCAATTAATGAAACAACTGGATTATCTGGTATAGGCACCTTTAGTGCTGATGCAGTTCAGTCTCCAATTTTAAATATTGGTATTGCTACAATAAGTACTACTTCCGGAAGTCCTGGAGTTAGTACTGTAAAAAGCACAAATTCCAATTTTCCTGGAATTATTAAAATTGGAAATATTCTTCAGTTTACTCAAGTTGGTTCAGGTCGTTTAGAAAAAACGATAGGAATAGTTGAAAGTGTTGGAACAAATAATGTTGTTATATCACAACCAACATCAGTTCCTGGAGTTTATCAAAGTTTCAACTTAGCTTCAACTTTAGAGGTAAACGATCTACAACTTATAACAACAAGACTTGCATCATCTTCGGATAATACATTATATACCAATTTACCAAAAGAAAATATTTCTGATATTGATCTAACAAATGCTCAAATTTCAATTAGAAAAACATTTACTGTTAATATATCATCAGGACAGTTATCATCTGCAGTAGATTCTGTTGCAGGTGAAACTTTTTTACCATTTGATGACGAAAGATATGCATTAGTAAGATCAGATGGCACAACTGAAGCATTATCATCTGATAAAATATCTTTATCAAATGGATCAACTACTTTACAAATTTATGGTCTTGGTGGTAATGACACTGGATCTACTCTTATTGCAACCTTAAGAAAAATAAAACCAAAATCAAAAGTAAAAATTAAAAATCTTGTAAAAAGTGTTCTTGTTGACAAATCTCAAAATCAAGGTTCTGGTGTCGGGGCAACAACATTAAATAATGGATTGACTTATGGAAACTACCCATATGGAACAAGAGTTCAAGATAATACAATTTCCCTAAATTCTCCTGATATTATTCAGATTCATGCTATTTTTGAATCAGAAGGAAGTTCTGATCCGTCAGCACCAAAAATTAATTTTACTACTATTACTAGTAATTCTACAACAATAGCAGAATTGTCAGTTGGAGAATCTTTTATTGGGAATTTATCAGGTGCTAATGCAATAATTATTGAAAAAATAGACTCCTCTAAAATATCATACATTTATAAAAATGCAACTGATTTTAAAGAAGGAGAAACCGTAACTTTCCAAGATTCTGGTATACAAGCAGAAGTTTCTACTATAGAGTCTAATAGTTTTGATATTAGTTCAAACTTTACTTTCAATAGTGGGCAGCAAGGCACATTTTATGATCAAGGATTTATTACTAGAAAAAAAGGTATAGAAGCACCATCTAAAAAAATAAAAATATATTTCTCAAGCGGATCATATGAGTCAACTGATACTGGAGATTTTACGACAGTAGATTCTTACAGGAATTTTAATTATTCGACTGAAATTCAATCTATTAATGGTAGTAGAAATACTGATATTGTTGATATCAGACCTAGAGTTTCTGATTATACTGTTGCAGAAGGAACAAGATCTCCTTTAGAGTTTTATGGTAGAAATTTTGATGGCTCTGGAAACTCTGCTGCAAATATACTAGCATCCGATGAATCTTTCTTATCAGAATTTACTTATTATCTTGGAAGAATTGATAGAGTATTTTTAGATAAGTATGGAAAATTTCAAATAATTTATGGAGATCCTGCAGAATCTCCACAAAGACCTAATCCTATTGACGATAGTTTGGAGATTGCAGAAGTAAATCTTCCTCCATATCTTTATAATGTAAAGCAGGCATCTTTGAAATTCTTAGAGCATAAGAGATATCAGATGAAAGATATCCGCAATCTTGATACTAGAATTAAAAATCTTGAGTACTATACATCTCTTTCTCTTTTAGAAATAAACACTACAAATTTATTAGTTACTGATTCTGAAGGTAATAATAGATTTAAATCTGGATTTTTTGTTGACAATTTTGAGTCATTTAAAACACAAGAAAGTCGCCTCCCAATTAATAACAGTATTGATAGAAAATTTAGTCAATTAAGACCCAGACACTATACCAATGCTATTGATTTAATTTTTGGGCCTGTTACAAATAGGGATTCAAGTGTAGATTTAAATTTTGCATCACCCGATGGAATTAACATAAGAAAAACTAACGATATAATTACTTTAGATTATGGAGAAACTGAATATATTAAGCAAACATTTGCAACTAGAACTGAAAGTGTAACTCCATTTATGATTAGTTTCTGGCAAGGAACTATGGAATTAAATCCTGCATCAGATACTTGGGTAGATACTGTAAGATTGGATGCAAAAATAATTGATGTTGAAGGTAATTATGCTAATACTATGGATCTATTAACAGCTACT